ATTGTTTTAATTGCCTTAGGACTTGTTTTAATTCTATACCAATTAGGTAAATTTCTAAGCATAAATCTTAATTGCCTATTTTTATCTATCTCATTAGTATTAATTAAATCGTCTTTATTTATATTTACATCATATCCTAAATAATCCGCAAAATGTTGAGCATATTCAATATCAATAATATCTGGATCATGTAAATCTGTTATTCTATATATTTTTTCTAATATACTTATTTTATTATAATTACTTGCACTGTAAGCAATCGTAGTAGTATTATATCCATATTCCGTAGCACTTATTATATCAGCACTAGTAGAACCAGTTCCACCATATGCTGATGTTAATCCTTCAGTCGAAATATTATATCCAGGTGTACCATCATACATTTCATTTAAATAATCTTCAAAAAATTGAGTAAATGCAAAAATATCTGTTGTTTTAACATATTCCGGTAAAAAATTTGTAAGATTTATTTTACGATTTCCACCAAATCTACCAATATCAAATCTAGGCTCTGGTCCACCAAGCATTTCTATATATTCTGATTCAATATCACAAGCACTTATTATTGCCATATTTCCCTCTTATCTTGATTCTAAATTAACACAGACTCTAATATCATACTTCTGTCCAGCATAACCAGTAAATTGATGTGTAACTAAATTAGTTATTGTTGTATCATAAACCGTTGGTTCATTACCATAATCCCAATACCAATAATAATTAGTAATTTTATATAAAGATGAAGTATTAACACTCATTTTAACAGTTGCAATAAAATCTACTATTAATGGTGATATACCAGACCTAGGTGTTCCAACAAAACTAATACTCACATCATCTATTACATGAGATGTTAATTCATATTGAGTAAATTTTAACTGTAAAGCATCTAATGTTGTACTTATATTAGTAGTAGTAGTAGTAGTTATACTAAAATCTTGTATATCATATGTTAATACTAAATTATCCAATGTGGCTTTTAATGGCCCAAAATAAAAAGCACCTATTTGACCAACTTGTGGGAAATAACCAGTACCAATACCAGTTCTATTATTTCCCCATAAATCTGTTTCATATCCAGTATAAGGAGATTGACCAGGTTGTGGAGGAGTGGTAACATTAACATTTATTATATCCGTATTAAAATCTTCTTCTTCATCATCCCAATCAGGAACATAAAGAAAAGGTAAATTAAATTGAGAATCTATAATAGTAGCTGCGCTACAATCAACAGCACTTACAGTAAAAGCAGTATTAACAGCAGAAAAATCACAAGTATCATCAATACCATCCCAAGAAAAACCAAAATGTGTATCTACTACACTATCTTCAAAAGATGCTATTACACCAGTACTATTATATTTAATAGCTCCAGTACGAGTAGTACAACCTTTAATTTTAGAAACACTACCATCTGAATAAAAACTAATATAACCAGCATAAACCCATAGATTTCGTATTTCACCAATTCCTGTTGCGCCTGGATCAAATAACAAATGATCATCAACTTCTACAATACCATCTTGAACAATACAAGCATGTATTCTAAAATCATCTCCTGTTATATTATGAATTCTCCATGGACCATATACATCTAAATCCCAAGCTTTCATAATAGGTCTATCAGCTTCTATTGTATTTCCTACACCTATCGAAAAAGCTTTTCCGGTTCCATATTTGGTATCCCAATCCAATATACCTTTACATTTATATGTATTACCACTACAACTAACACCATTAGTTGCTGTATCAAATTGAGAGGCATCCCATGGATCACCAATAGTTCCATCACCAGAAGTAACTGCTTCAAAATCTATATAAAAATCTGACATTATTTATTCCCTTGTTGATCCAAAAAGTCCAGTATCATATCCAATAAACGTTGGTGTATTTTTACCAGGTTGGGGCGGTGTATTAATACCATCAAATGGACGTAAATCATACTTATAATTACTTATAATTTGATCTAATGTTAAATCATACACATCAGAATTTGGAAAAAATGGATGATCAGTTGGTACACTAAATTCAAATTGATTATCAGCACTAACTGTTACTGTAAACGAACTTAATACATCTGCTGATGTCGAATTTGTACTACAATTATATAAATAAATATAAGTATTAACATCTCCATCTATATCAGCTAAATTAGCAACAACTGAATCAACTAAATACATTTCAGTATTATTAAAATTATAACCATTTTCACTATATACCGTACAACCACTTAATCCAGAATTAGCAGTATTTGGATCTGTATTAATTGATAAACTACTATTAGTTCCTTGATTAACTATAAACATATCAAAACATCTACTAACACTAACATTCCCACCCCAATTAAAAGTTGGATGTGGCTTATTATATATTATACCATTTTTTAATGCGCATCCACTTAAAATTATATTTGATGTTAAAGCTTCAGCAAGAACACCATCATCTCCAATAAGCATCCATGATGTGGTTTCATCAGTATTACCACCCCAATCTTCAATAGTAAATGTTTTATCTGGATCAACAACTAAAGAAAGACCAATTTCTTTATATGACCCTTTTAATTTATAAGTATCTGTATCTGAAGCATCACCACTAGTTTCTATTCTAGATTTAAATTGATCAAAATTATAAGGGAGACCTGATGTTCCATTACCACTATCAATATAACTATTATTTACATCAACATAATATGTATCTGCTTCCGCACTAGGACTAAAATATCCAGTACCAATACCATATCTACTTTCACCCCATAATCCAGTTGTACTATTAACATAAGTAGCACCCGGTTCTGGTGGTGTTGAAATATCAGCATTTAAATATTTCACATCAAAAGCGTCTTGTATAGCATCCCATGCTGGATATGTTGGTGCTGACCATGCCCATTCACTATTAGTTTCTGTACTAGTAAGATCTATTTGTGGCCAATAAGGTATTCCACCTATAAAAAAATTATTTAAATTACATGTACAATTTAATAATGTTATTACTACTATTTTAGATACTGTCCAATACCTCCATAAATTAAAATCCATTACTGTATTTGTAGCTGAAAATGTAGGAATATCTGTACTATTTGTTTGAGATATAATAAAATTTGGTGTTTGTAAAATACTACCTTCAATATTTAAATCATTATAACTAAAAATAGATGTATCCGAAATAATAATCATATTATTTAAATTTATATTACTATTATTACCACTATCTATTACAATATTTTCACCGTATATAATACCATCCTCAAAAATTCCAGATCTAAATGTTATTTTATTTCCTGTATTTTTAAGTCTCCAAGGACCATATAATTCTCTATCCCATGCTTTCATAATAGGTAAATTAGCACTTGATGTTTCACTAGCAAAAAATTCTGTATTAATTGGACCAACTCTTACATTATAATCACCAGTACCCTTACAATAAAAAGTTTCATCAGCATTAGCTATCAATGATACTTTTGTTGCAAAATCACCCATTGTTAATGGATCAGCAGATGTTCCACTTCTACCACCAGCTCCTGTAATATCAAAATCCACATAAAAATCTGCCATTTATTACACCCCATATACCATATTAGTATTCATAATTAATTGTATGGCTTCATTTCCTAATGTATATCCGCCTATAATTTTTTCTGTTAAAACTGTACTATTTACAGTAGACGTACTATATTGTATACTAATATTACCATTATAATCTAACATATTATATTTAATAATATACATAAGATCTTTATGAATATCATTAACTATAGAATAAAAATCTGGATGTTCATAAAAATATAAACCATCTTTTTGTCCAATAGCAACTTTATTAGTTGTAAAATCAGTTATTAATGATTTTATTAAATCATAATAAAAACTTCTTTCTGTTATACCACCACCCCAATATCTATTATCTATTACAACATCTGTTCCTTCAGTAGTTGTTAAACCAGGATATACTTTATGATTATTTTGATCTACCCATTTACCGTCAATATCAGACGCGATACTATTAGCATTTAAATATCTATCTAATTCATATTGAATAAATAATGATATCTGTATATTACCATCCCAAGTTCGTAATAATGGATGTAAATAATTTTGAATATTTATTAAATCTAAATGTGATGTTTTACCATCTGTTAATTCAATAATTTTAGGTTCTATATTAATATCAGCTCGTTGTACATCTGGAAAACTTTCTACAAGTTCAACTAATTTAGATTTATATATATCCACATTAAAATCAGCATTATCATCAAGCCATGAATAAATAGTATTTTTAATATTAGTATGTAAAGTATCTTTATCTACTAATAATGAAGAATAAATTGTACCATTAATATTAAAATCTTGTATAATAGGAGAAATATAAACATTTTTAATTGTTATTGGTGATCTATCTGCCAACTTTTTAACAACTATATCTATCTTTTCGCTATATTTAAATGCTGGATTAACAAGACTTACATTATGATATGCACCTTCATTTAATCCTATAATATTAGCAGCACTACTAACAAACCAATTATCGGCTGATGTTAAACTATTATTATCATATACTGTATTAATAGTATAATCATTATCAGATGCTGTTAATGCAATTTTAAATCTACTATCTTCATAATATGTAGCAGCACTTGTGAAACCAGGAAAGGTGTCACCTGATAATGCTAATAATTGAGATTGTATATTTGTTGCTATATCACTATAATCACTATATGCACTTAAATTTATTTCATCTAATTTTATCTGATCATCAACACCAACAAAATCAACTCCAATTGTAAGAGGATTATATAACGAAACAAATGTATACCAATTTTCTGTTATTGTTTCTCCTATAATTGTTTGATATTTACTATCTTCATCAAAATTAGTATTAGCATCTAATTGATATTTTATCTGTTTTACAACTTCTTGTGATGCTAATATTGTCATATAATTTTGAGATGGTAATTGATTATCATCATAATCTTCATCTAATACAATATCATTATAATATGTATTTGGTTGATATTCAGTTAATTCTTCACTAATATCATATAAAGATCCTAATACAGAAAATAAAACAGTATTAAATAATTTTTTAATAGCAGTAGCATCTTCATTACCTTCAGCAGCACTTGTTTTTAATGCATCAACTTCTTCTTGTTCACCCCATACAATAGCATTTTTAATATCTATAGGTGAAGTTAAACTTTTTAAAAAAGCTTCATAATCACCTTTTGTAACAACTCTATCCAAACTATAAAATATTGCAGGAGCACTATTTTCTATACTATCATTACTTTGTATATCGGCACCTTGAACTAAATTAGAACTAAATTTAAAACTAATATTAGAACTAACATCAGCTCCTGTAGATGTTGTAATATCTTTAGATATTGTTAAATCATTTCCTATTATTCCTGTTTTATTACCTTTAGAACCTAATGTACTTAAATATTGTATCCAAAGTATTTCACTAGTACTTGTTATACCTTTTGCTGCATATGTATCATCACCAAAAAGTATTTCAGTACCCTCATCAATAGAAGTTCTAACAACACATACTCTCTCAGGTGAATTGATTTCAACATTAAAATCATAGCCTTCTATATATTCTTGTTTTAATAAGGATCTACGATCTATATTAAAAATATTATCAGAATTAAAAGCAACACCTGCACTTTCACCAATACCAATTTTAGTTAAATTACCACTATAATCTTCTACACCATATATATTTGAAAATGTTTTATCTGTTACTCTATAAACTTGAAAATTCTGATTTACTTGATTATTTTCAAGTCCTGTTATTTTTACAAATTTAATAGTACCTTGAAGCAAAGAAATTGTACTATCTTCATATTCACCTAAAACTTCATTAACACTTATTTCTTTTTCAAAATCAGCACCTTGATCAATATCAGATTCTAATAATGTATATTTAAATGTTTTCTTTAATAATAAATCTTTATTTTCACCAACAAATTTAGTATATTGTGGTATCTGAATAAGATCACCAGCCGTATGTGTATCACTGCTGATGTCACCAGTTAAAACCATTTTAATTCTACAATTTCCAGGAATAGGTCTAATAATATCATATGATAAATTTCTAGCATTCAATATCTTAGATGATTTTAATTTAGATGTGCTAAATCCTGTTTCTTCTGCTCTTCTTTCTATATTATGATTTAATAAATCTGCGATACCAGCAAACATCTCTAACATTGTTGGTGCTAATTCAGATTCTCTAAAATTATCAAAATTTGGATCTTCACTCAATTTATCATTAATACGGTCTACTATATCTTCATATGTAAGATCAGTCCAATTCAAAAAATTCTTTGTTTTAAGCAATTTATTTTTTAATAATTGCTTTTTTATATCAGTTTCTGAAGCCATCTATATCCCCTATACAAATATTTTCTTTTTGAAATAACTAACCTGACCAGATCTAAGTATGACATAAGGCAAACTTATTTTTAATGCGTGCTCATCTTGTTTCATATCCAATGAAATAGCAGATTCTATAACTCGTACTCTATCTTCATATTTTTTAATTGAAGCTACTATACCATCAATTAATTTTTCTCCATTAGCAACAGTAAAATCTTCAAAAAGCGTTAACCATATTGCAGAACCAAATTGTGGTTTAAAAAGTCTTTCACCAAACATGGTAAGTATTATCATTTCAATACTCTGTGAAATAACCTCAGTGTCAAAAAGTTCACCACCTTTAATAATATTCTTAGATATATCTTTTGCATAATGATCCGAATATTCTGCTGTTAATGCCATTTTAATCCTCTTTAATTAGAGAAAATAATATTTTAATCTCATTTACACTTATTTTTTTTGGAAAAGCTGTTATAGGAATCTTATAAAAATTAGGCTGTTCATCAACCTCTTCTTCCATAATACTAATTAATTTTTTATATTCTTCTTTTTGTCTAGCTGCTAATGCTTGTATTTCTGTTACAAAATCTTCATTATTAGTATCTATATTATATTTTTTCCCCTTATCACTATCAATAAGAATCGGTTCACCATTTTCATTTTTTTCACAATATGTATTACAAATAGTTAATCTTTCTTCTTCTAATAAACAAGATTTTGCCAATGTCTTTAAACTTTCAAATTCTTCTTGAATCTTAAACATATTTTTAGCTATACCATATGCTAAAATAGTATCTAAATCCTCAATCTTACCAATTTTTTCTAATGTATTACCAATTGCAAAAATCTGTCCCTTCGTAATCTTTTCCATTCAAGTCCCCAAAATAAAATTAAACATTTCAATTCATAACTATTTATAATTACATAATATTATACTATTTCTTATTACTTTTCTTTCTTTCTTGTAGTCAAAAAAGGATGACTATAAATTTTTGGAAAAGGCTCAACTATAGGTCCCCTAATATTCATAATAGCACTAGTCCAAAAATATCTATTAGTTATCTTTCTTCGCTCACCTAATCTTTGAAGCTGATCAAAAAAATGAGAGTTGCCATTTGCATAAAAAATACCATTGCACCACCCACCATTATCCACTTCAGCAAAATAAGGTTTTGTACCAATAAAATTAGGAATTTTATCATTAAACTCAACATCACAATCAGCCCATAACAATTGAGGGTCTTCAATAGCCCAATAATTTCTAAAAGTATCACTCGCAACAACACAATCTTTCACTGTCAAACCACCAGCAAATCGTCTAAATCTATACTCAATATTCATATCATCACAATATTGTTGCATTTTAATAATACTTTGTTGTATATCTATAGGTATATCACCATCTTTATGCCATGCTTGTCCGATAAACATATTATGCTCCTATCATAACCACATTATCTGGTAAAGTTGCATGACTACTAGTTCGCCATAACTTATTTATACCTACTCCAGAAGCAACTTGAGTCGCACCACTAGGCATATATGGTATATAAACATTTCCACTAGAATCAATTGACATTCTAAGTGTATTATTAGTACCAAAATTCAAGGAATTTAAACTGTGATCATATGTCACGTAACCCTCATATGCCGCTAATCCTGTACCATCAGCAAAATATATCCTACCTGAATCTGTTGTAGACGATACTATTGTTATTCCAGCATTGCCACCAGTATCTGATACCACTAGATTTCTAGCAGCAAAATTATATATATCGGGAGAACTTGTTCCAATTCCTATAGATCCACCACCCTTTATATCTAATATTGTATTAACAGCATCATGATTTTTAATTAATAATGCAGAATCACCTGAAGTACTTCCAGCCTGTATATATACTCCATAACTTCTACCATCTGTTGCTTCTTGATTATAGAACTCTCCAACCCAATCATCATCTCGTTCCCCATCATCTGCAGATACAAATAAATTACCACGGACATCTAATTTTTCTGTAGTAGATGTACCTCCTATTACTACATTTTCTCCATCATCTACAATAGCATACCCCTTTTCATAATTATTATAAACAGGTGCATGCTCTACTGATTTTATTTCAAGGCCAATTAATCTTATATCAGCAGTACTTCCAGTTATAAAAATATCCATAGATTCTACATTACTATTACATTTTACAAAATAATCCTGTGTATCATCCGATCCCTGTACCCAACAAGACCCAAAAGCTACACCAATATACTGGGTCGAACTAAATATATTACCCCTAACAACAGGAATATCAGGATCAGTATTATCAAGAAAAACTCCACTAGTATCATATGGTCTAAATCGTAACCTACCAGGATAACCGTCTAATGTAGAAGCTTGAATTATAAATTCTTTTTGTATTCTAGTATCTACAGTTACACCTAATCCAAGTGTGCTAGGTAGTTGTAAATAATCAGTTCCAATAGTTATTGATGCTGTTGTAATATCTGAAGTTTTAGCTCCAACAGTTGAATCAATCCAATACATTCCAGGAACACTTATTTTACCATTATTATTTCTTATTATATCAATAAGCCTTTGTTTTCTAAAAACCACATCTAAAATATTTTGATTTTTTATTGTCCTAGCTAAATTTAATACATTAGATGGATATAAAGAATTATCTTCAATCAAATTACCAGTTCCATATCCTACTCTAATTCTATTTTCAGCTGAATTATTATTACATATACATGTAAGATTACGATTAGAAGAATTACCACAAAAATCTGTACGTATATCATACCAACTATTCATTTCACCATCTTCAATCAAAATTGGTATAGCATCATGAGCAGCATCTTGACCTAACTGAAAAGAAGTACCATGAAAAACATTATTATTAGATTTTTTATATAAACCATCTGATGATATCATCCTAACACCATAACGATCAGTACCGTTATTAGTAACTTCAGAACATGATATTAAACCACCTGTAAATATATTAGAATTAATAACACCTTGTAATCCCATGCAATATAAATCAATACCTATTCTACAACTACTAATAGCCCTAATTAAAACTTTATTATGTGCCACAGGTAAAGCATTAGCGATAAATCTAACTCCAATTGTATGATACCCAACATTTATTTCAAAATCTGATTTACTACTATTATAAACAGTAATCCCAATATTAGCATCATAAACCCAATTAGATGTAGCTCTATTAGTTACACTTATTCTATATTTTGCTGAAGTTCCTAATGTTGAACTACCAATTACTACACATCCAGCCGTGTTATTACTTCCTGTATAAATTAAATTTAATTTTCTATCCATAATAAATGAGATATTGCGCGGAATAGTTAAAGTTGTGTGAATTCTGATATAATTAGAAGTACTAAACCTTTTACACACTACATTACTACTACCAGAAGCCACTGCTGCAGCAAAACATAAATGTAATGCTGGAGTATCATTAGTTCCAGCTCCTCCACGTGTCCCATTAAACATAGCTCCAAACCATTGTGGATATAAATCTCCTCTAGAACTAAACGTAATAGCAGAACTAGCAGCTGTCACATCAAATATTAATTTAAGTGGATAATTATATGAATGAGGAACTGTTAATGAGATTCCAGCATCTACTGTAAATTGACCATCTGATAAAAAATTTAAATTAAAATTATTTGGAATTACCAAATTACTAGAAATAACAATTTCATTTTCAATAACAATTTCTAATTCATGTCTAGCATCACTAACCACTAATTGTAATTCCGCAAAAGTTTGGATTAATACAGAAGGAACTAAATTTGATTCTAAACCAGCACCATCTGTATAATACAAAGCATGATTACTTTTTGTATATAAATATCCATAATTAGCATTAGGTGTAGTCGGCCCACTACTTTCTGCTAATGCCAAATTTTCTGCTACCTCTATACCACCAAAAAATTCTGCTAAATAGGCAGGTTTAAAATAACCATTACTATCATGTAACCGTAATGGTACACTCTCACCAACATATAAATCTGTTGCTATTGAATCATTATTTGGAGGTATTGCTTGATGGTTTACAAAAAAAGAAGATATTCCTCCCATCTTTATAGGTGGTGAATGTTCCCATTCCATATGTAAACCTATTCCAACTCCCATACCAACTTCTGGAGCTAAACCTGTAGATAAATTATGTATTTGTAACATATTTTTTACAGTACTTAAATTATCAGTCTCACCATATATTTTAACTATACCATCTTCACCATCACCAACTTCTATATTTAATGATCCATCTTCAACACCAGTAAAATGCACTGGAAGATCATCACCACTTGTTGCTGATGTCATTAATGTTAATTGCTCACCAAAATCTCCAACATTTGATGTTAATTCCAATACTTTATTTGTGGTATCATATTTCATATACCCACTATTACTACCACCACTAATATTAACTCTTAAGTCTCCAACTACTTCTAATTTATCAGATGTTGATGTGGCACCTATTACTATATTTCCATCATCATTATATATTGAAGAATCTCCTAATTCATTTACATCAATAGCATATGGTATATAACCAGATGTTAATGTTCCACCCATATCACCATTAACATCGACATATGTTTTGATAGCCTTTTCTGACATTAATATTGAATCACTATTTGTTGTAAATAGACCATCAATACTAATACCACTAACTGATTGTGTATCATTTACCGTAAATCCATATGTAGTAATATCTAAATATCCATCGGTAACTTCAAAATTTGTTATACTATTAGCATTTTCACCTAATTTTAATTGAACACTACTATTATATATTCTAATAGTACCATCATCATTATATATTGGAGAATTACCTATAGTTGCACTAGTAATAAATTCTGTTAAATAACCTTTATTACCAACTCCCATTCCACTAATACTAAAATCGGCACTTGTTGTAACCCAATCCATTACATTACCAGCAATAGATTCTATTATTAAATTTAAACTACTTCTAGCATCTATATTAACATCATAATCTGTAATTCTAATAGATCTACCATCATCGCCTCTAACAGGCACACTAATTCGTTGGCCATCATTAATAGCGACTGCCATTTCATATACTTTATGACTAGGCATCACTTCAAAATTAAACCCGTAATTACCACTTAAAGTATCCAATGCTAGTGCAGTTATTTCTCTATAATCGTTAGTTCTATAATTATGGGACATTTACTTGACTCCCTGGAATTAATGTTCCAATTGCTAATGGAGCACCTGTAATAATACACGATTGCATATCCGGACACGCCATAACTGCTTTAGCTCCACCAAGATTAATTGGTGATAAAGGTCCAGCTTGTATATTAATTGTTCCAGTTGGTGTCATTTCAATAGAAGCACCAGTTGGACCACCTTGATCAATAGTAATTGCTTTATTACTTGCCATTTCAATAGAAGCACCGGTTGGACCACCTTGTGATATCATAAAATTTTTATTCTTTTTTATTTCTATAGTTACTCCACTATTATGAGTAAATAATAAATTTTTTGTTTGTCTATTTAATTCTAAACTATCACCTTCATCAGTTTCAAATAATATCATATTTTTAGGATAATTAGTAAGTCTCTTAGAACTCAAATTATTTTTATCAATAGCTTTACTAGTATATATTGGTAGATATATATCATTATTATCAAAATATATACGTACTAATGCACCTTTTGGTGGAACTATAAAATTACCCATTTTAGATCCTACAAAAGTTTGATCTGGAGTAGCCCATGGTAAATCTTTATCTTTTATTTCATCACCATATACACCAAAAACTCTAATAGTAACTCTACCTAATTTATCAGGATCATCTACATTAACAACTTTACCGGTGTAAATATTATCCCATTTAGGATTTTCTATTTTATCCAAAACTTCTTGTAATAATCTATTTACATCATCATTTAATTTTAATTTATTATTAATATCTGTATTCATAATTAATTCAATCCTGATTTATTTGTTCCAGTTCTATATAAGCAAAGTCTTTTCTTTAATACATTACCTTTTACCATATTTAATAAAATTCCACCAACAATATATTCACCACTATAAACATCATTAATACTATCTATCATAGATGGAATTTGAACATCAACTTTATCCATTAAATCAACAACTCCTAATGCATTAATATTTATAACTACTGATTTATTAAAAAAAGTTTGTCTAAAATATAAACTTTGCATTTGTGCTCTAAAATAATCATCAAATACATTTTGATTATTTAAAGTACCAAATACCATTCGTTTTGATATTTCAGAATTAGATTTACTACTATTATCCATAAATGGGTGATAATCTTCAGTAATTTCAATACTCTTATTTTGAGTTAAATCATAATAATCTGCTCTTGATCCATAACCACCTTTCTTATTGAAATAATTACTAAAATTAACAATATCATATGTATTAAACCATAATATTTTTTTATCAATATCATCTAACTTATTTGTATCTGTATTTGATAAACTATATTTAGCTTTTATAACAGTATTAGAATCAACTGCTGTTTTTAATGAACTAACATTTAAATTTCCTTTAATATCAGCATATGCAAATAAAGTGTCATTTGGTTTAAATCCTCTTTTAACACACTCTTTAATCATATCAATATTATTTAAATTTATTTGCATCCAATTCATAATATCTGATGTACTAAAAGATATAGGCTGTCTATAATTAAGACCCATATCAGATGCAATACTTTGTATTACATCAATACTAGATTTATTAGAAAATGCTCTATTATATACAGGAGAAAAAGCAAATGTAGTACTAAGAAATCCTGTTATTGTTATAATAATATATTTATTATCACCTACAATATCAGTAGTGCTATTTTCATAATCAAAACTAACATCTATCATATTATCATCATCTGGATTCTTACCAATCAGAAATTCTATTTTTGTTTCATCATTTAAAACTTTATATTCTGACAAAACACCATCATCCATTATTGTTAATTCTAATCTTGGTAATACATCAAAGGCCCATTGTCTAATAGAACAATTAATAATATTAGATGGTATTAATTCTAAATCGTTAATTTTTATTTTACAATAAAAATTTTGTCTATAACTTGTATCATCAATAGCCATTAATTATTTCTCTTTTTACGTGCTGAAACAAAAAAATCATCAATATCTTGTATATTAGGAATACTTATAATATCACCAGGAATTAAATCATTCCATATATCATCTATCTGATTTAATTTAGCTATTATCCACCAATATCTTTGATCCCCTAATGTTTTAATACTTATAAGATCAGGTCTTTGTATATCAGCTCTTGTAATTGTATAAAAATTAATAGGTCTAATTATTTTAAAATATAAATTATAATAATTAGTTAATAAATCTATTTCTATTTTATTATCAACTTCTGCTGAATCATAAAAATTTGTTCTGTTCCAACGAGACATTATGATCTCCCTATGTTAAATTAACTCTAGATGTTGGCTGTTGTACACTAAAACCTGGAATACCATCTTGAGTCAATACATATGCTTCTCTACTACTTAAAGCCATTGTAAAATCAGCATATAAAGGCCCATTCTCACACATTTCTTTTGAAAATTCAACCTGAACATCTTCAATTACCATATTCTTAATATTAAAATAATTTCCTATTTTAACATCAACTGGACTTGGCGCCTCTGTTAAATTTACTTGAGCTGATAATAGTTCTCCGGTAATTCCAGAACCAATAGCAGCTCCAGCTTTTCCTGTAGCACTAGCTAATTTCCCAACAAGCTCAACATAATGTTTTGGGACACCTAATGCACCAGCAACTACTTCTCCAGCTTCTACGATACCATCTAATGCCTGTGCTCCCATACTAGCTAATTTATTAGCAGCATTTTTTATACTAGATAAATCTTCTTTTGATATAGCACTACCTAAAGCTTCTTCTACGGTGAGACTACCATTAATTCTAGGTAAACTCATAGATAATAAAGCATATGCTGCTCTAACACAATTATTTTTATTACCACTCCAATGCATAACTCTAAATTCAGGATTTATAACCAACCAACCACTATTATTATAATATTTTTTAGTAAACATTCCAGAATTAGTAACCGAAGCTCCAGCTAAATGTGCGCCTTTAGCCACAACACCAATATCAGCCACAATAGCTTTTAATAAATTAGAATTTGGTGTCATACCAGTCATTTTACTATCTAAACCTAATGATTGCCAATCTGATTTCATAGAAAACTGAAAATTATTTTTTAACACACCATTTATACCAACATCTTTCTTACCACTCAAGGTTCTATTAGCATTTGGAGTAATAACAATTCCATATGCACCCTTATAAGGATCAACAGCCTTTTTATAGGAAGATTTATTAAATACATTTAATGTATCAAATTTATTTAAATTTGATGTTATATCTGCCATTATATCTCCTAATTCTTTTTATCATTTATAATAGTTCTACTAACAAATTCAATTTTATTTTGTTCTAATGATCTTTTAATAATACCGCCTAATTGTCCCATTTCTTTTATAAATATACCAAGAAACTTATTAATACCATTATCAATAGTAGGAACATGTTTTTTAGATATAGCGCCATTATCAGCAACTTGCTGTGTTGGTGTTGACATCAAAGATATATCATTATCTCTTAATATACCTTTGTTTTTAGCTGCCCTATCTGGAACTTGAGTGCTATATAATGAACTAGATATAGATTTTGATATTAAACCATAATTTTGTGTTGATACACCTCTAGCAAGATTTTTCCATTTTTTTGGATTAAAACGGTCATATCCCATATTATACATCATATCTATAACAACAGCTTTAGCTCCAGGTTTTAATTTATTAAATCCAGGGAATTTTCTAGCATTTTTTTCTGCATCTTTATAATCCGCTTCAAATAATTTAACAGCCTTTCCTCTAGTTATTTTACCTTTTAATAATTCATCTTCACCCTTTTTAATAAAATGACCAAACCCAATCGATCTACCATGTGCATCTGGATATGATTTTTCTCTAAAACCTTCATTTTCTTTTATCATATCTTTAATATTAATAACACCAGAATTAATATCAGAACTATCATTAGGTTTAACATTACTAACTTTAGTTCCTTTACCACCCCAATCTACTAACATATTTCTTCTTTGATTTTGCTTAAAAGCTAATTCATCATATAATCTCTTTTCAGTATCAACATTACTAACACCAGCAGTTGGTATATCATATTTTTTAGATATTTTTCGTAATTCTATTCCTGTAACTACCTCATCAAGAACATCACTAACTTTTTTAGCCGTCATTTCACTAGCTAATTCTTGATTTTTTGTTAATTTAGCAAATCCTTTAGCAAGCCATCTTGTTGGTTCTGCTAATATACCAACAGTTGTTCTAAGTATACTAGTTGTACCTTTTCTATTAGCCTCACTTAATGAATCTATTAAATCTTTAGTTTCTGTTGTTAATTGTTTATTAATAGCAGATTGCTCAATAGTAAGATTCATTCTTTTAGACTGTTTATCTGCACCTGCAACAAGAGATGATGTAGTAGCTTCACCAATTCGTTTAGCGTTCTCATTACTAGATATTAATTCTTTAACAGAATCTATTAATTTAAATATATTAGATCCTGACCAAAAAGCAACACCAGCTACACCCATAACCTTTAAAAAACTATCAGATCCAAAAAAACTAGCTAAACCACCAAATATACCTTTACCACCAAAACCACTAAGAATAGATTTTCCCATTTTACTATTAACATCTAAAATCTTTTTTAATGTTAAAGAACTACTAACAGCAGCTTCTGTAGCAACATCTTTAACACGCAAAAATCCCTTTTTAGATTTAGGTGTAACAGGCATATCATCAGCTATATCTTTAGCATTTCTTATCGGTTTATTCGCCATTTTATTGTCCCATCATATTAGCTAATGCCATTATGCTTTGTTGGTTTCCAGGTTTTTGTTGTTCCATATCAGTAATAAGTTTTTCATACATCCAATTAAATTCAAAAAAATCAACATCATCAAATCCGAAGGGACTACAATTAAAAAATTTAGCAAGTTCATAACTTATCTCCAGTATTTTATCTGCCTCTATAAGTGGGAAGAAACGTTTGGCCTCGAAACGTAATGCCAATTGGCACATCGCCCCCACAAGCATCACAACCTACTTTCATAATTGGTAATATACCAAAACTTTGTTTTTCTAAATGACTATGTATTTGTGTATATATCTGTGGTGATTCTATCAAATAATTATATATTTCATAAAGACTCAATTCCTTACCATTAATAGCTGTTATTTGAATTGCTTCTTCTACAATTTCTTCATCAATATCTTTAATCATCACACCATATTTTGTAACAAAATTATCACGTTTTTCTTCATCTGCAATAGTTGTTAATTTAGTATTAATAAGAGTACTATCACTTAATAATACCGAATCTTCAAATTCACCTAAATCATTAATCTCTAACATATCCAAACCAAACTCATAACTACTTTCTTTATTACATTTTGGACAAATAAAATCTATTTCATATCCACTCTCTCTATATGTATTAGCTCTTAACCAAAAAATAAGATAAAGTTTATCACCAGTTAAAATATCTTCAACTCTAATACCTTTAATAGAAGATCTAAGTATTTCATTTATCACATAATTAACATTACTACTATTAATATTAGCAAGTTTCTTACATTCTAAAACTTTTAAGGGTCTTCCAATTATTTTAGTTCCTTCTGGATACATCTTATATTTAGATGGTATATCATCAACCGGAAAATAATTCTCTTCTGATTTAACAACAATACCTTCTGATTTTTTTGGTATAACCTTAGACTGTTCTTTAACAGAATCTAAAACAACATCTTCTTTAATATCTTCAACTTTCATTTCAATTCTCCTATATTATTTCAATATTCTACTAGCACTTCTAGCAAAACCACCTAATGTCTTTCTTGCAGCTTTTTGTCCCAATCCAATAGCAGTTGTTACTCTAGCAATATTGGCATCAGGACTTTTAACTGGTAGTGTACTTACATAATCTGCACCAAATGTTACTTCATATTTTATACTTTCATTTGTGCTATAATCATATGTAACTTCACCAGAAGCCAAATAATAAACATCTCTAAAATTAAAAAATCCTACTGGAACACCACGCTCATCTTCTATTTCTATATTTAAATTATCTATTCTATTATCAACTTGATTTCTATACATACCATCTTGTCTAACTATTTTTCTTTGTAGCCAATTTATAAAATATGCAATAGTTCCATAACTATCTTCTTCAAAAGTTATTTTTATATCAAAACCATCATGATCTATAACAGGTATAGTTTTAACCATTGGTCCATATTTCTGACTTTCTTTCTTAAATACGTATGTAGGGATACTAACATTAAGAACATGCCAATTTTTTATAAATGGCATCATACCAATTTCTGATATTAACTTTCTATTACGTATTGCATTATCTAAAAATGTTACATAAAATTTATAACTTAATTGTATAGACTTAAGAATATCTTTACCACTATAATACCCCTTAAGTTCTAACTTATTAACACCCTTTGGCATAATACCTCCTATTAAAAGTATTTATAATTTGGTAATGCCTAGATAATGTTTTATTCAAACATCCAATCATCAAAACCAAATGTTACCGCATATTTAACGGATTCACTAGAACTATAATCTAATGTCACATCTTCCTTTATTATAGGAAATGCTTGATAAAAAACAATTTTACTTCTCATCAATTCACCTGTTGTTCTATACATTAATAAATGCATATCAACTGCTATATCTTTTTTATCTTTATAATCACCAACACCAGTTCTTAAACCTTCTATTTTTTCCATCCAAGCATTTAACCAAAGACCTATCTTTAAATCTTCAGTCTCTTCAAATGTTAAAACTAAATTATTTGTGAAAGTCGTTCTACCAGGAAACAATTGTTTCCTTCCCAAAAAAAATGTTTCTACAGGTTCTATTGCCCTATTTGGTAAAGCGCTTATCTTACAACGTAATGTTATATCTTCTTCTTGTACAGTATTAATAGGATTATTAGGAATTGATAGTTCCCACATCCACGTTCGTTGTGGATCGGCAATTTTTGCAGCACGACCCATCAGTGTGAAATTAGCCATATTAGAACTTCCCTTATTACTTGTTAAATGGCAGTAATAAATTTATTACTGCCATATATTCTATTTATTAGCTTTTGGTTGATCGGTATCAAGTAATAAATCATGAACATGAGTATCTCCAGTTATAACTACCCAACCCTGAATAACATGTTTATGCTTATTAACAACATCTGTTTCACCATCCCCTCTAACATCTACTTTATATGTATGAAAATGATTACCGACTTCTGTTGTATTCCCAGTAAAAGTTTGAGCTACTTCCAACAAACTTTTTTTATATTCTTTAAAATTCATACAATCCCCTTAAGAATCCATTAACTTAAAAAAATCAATATTAAAAGTAACAGCATATTTCACACTATCACTAACAGCATAATCAAGACTAACATCAGCAACATTCGAAGGAAATACATTATAAAGCCTAAACATCTTACTTGTATCATCATTATTAGCTCTATAAAGTTTAAGATAAGCATCAATACTTTGACCATCTCGTTTAGATAAACCACCAGCAGAACCAGCATTTTCAGAATCTGGATCAGCTGTATATATCTGATCATTCCAACTCTGTAATGCTTTAGATATTACCATATCTTGAGTTTCCTCAAACATAACTTCTATTGCAGGTGTAAATTTAGTCTTACCAGGATATCTTTGTACACTACCCATAAAATATGATTCTATTACCTCATTACTCATACCAGGAATTGTTACATTTCTACATCTAATAATAAGTGGTTCATCATCAAATAAATCACCAACTACTTTATTTATATCAGGAAATTGTAATTCCCATCTATAAGCCAATTGTATATCAGCCATGTTCTTGGCTCTTGATTCAATAGCAAATTTCATTTTTACCTCCTATGTTTTAATTGACAGGAAATATTATTTCCTGTCAATATTAATTATCTATCTTACTGTTAATTCTGATAAACTAACACCAGATGATGTTACTATTGTTTGTAAACTTATAAATTCAACCGTTTTTGGTGGCATCACATATAAATCTACATTAAGCTGGTTATTATCAATAACTTGCGCTGTATTATTACTATCGTCACAAACAACATCATAATCAATAACACCCCCTTCTGCCTGTAAACCTTCCATAAAACTATTAATAATACTCCAAATTCTCAATCTATTTTTAGCTGTATTATTAATATCCAATACAAAAGGCCGTAATGCTTCTTCAACAGTTGATTCTATAAATAACAATACTCTACGAACATTAATACGATCTACAGCACTTTTCTTTTGTTGAGCTGTTTTTTGTCCCCACATTACATTGCCAATACTCTTAAATAATCTACTAGTATTAATATTCCTATCATATAACTGTCCTATTTCTGTTTTATTCCACACTTTATTTTGATCTAAGGCACTTATAATACCACGAGTTTGACCAGCTGGTGAATTCCAAACATTAGCCACAGAATCTGTTCTAGCCATAATAACAGCACCTTGAATAGATTTAGGTAAATATACCTTTCTATCATTATACTGATCATAAATTAAATCCCAACCTGCATATAAACATGTATAAGATGCTATAACATACCCATACGCTTCTGCAGCAAGAACTTGAGTAACAGTCTTATCACTAATTTGTCCACTTTGTCCAACTGCTACACAATCTTTTCTATAATTAATAACAGCATCAATAGCTTGTTTATATGCAGTATTATAAGATGTTCCTATTAAAATATTAACCATAACATCTTCTTTTTCTTTAAAAAAGCTCCAACCTGTAGTAGATGTTAAACCTGTACTAGCTACTTTAGTACCACCTGTTAATGCTGTTAATTCACTAGAATTAACAAAATTATCAATATCAAATTCTCCACCATTAGCATTAATAACAGAATAAACATATTGTGAATTACCATTAATAAGTTCTGTTAATTTAAGTTGATTATTATTACCATCAACTTCTGATGTAATAGATCCATAATATGTTTCTTCAGCTATTGATGTAGCACTTATTTCTGCCCAGGATTGAGTATCTGTTTTCCTATATACATTAACCTTAACAATCTTTTTAGCAATAGCGTCACTATCTACAGGCCAGGCACTAACTTTAGTATAATCATCATATTGATATCTCCAATCACTACCAGAAGCTAAAACTTCTATTGAAGTAGCGATATTATTACCATCTGTACCTGGACCTAATGGACCAAACATAATAACATCTCTAATAGCACCATCTAAACTACCAATTTCATCAATTTTATCTAACTGTGTTGGTGCGATATCCGCTTGAATACCAGATGTTGTTGTTGCTCCAGATGTTGCATATGATACAGTTGCATACAAATCACCAGTGTCTGCTACTCTATATACATACAAACCATCAGATTCTTGTAAAAATGATATAGCCGCATAACTTCCATATCCATATTCAGGTACTTCTGGATTAGCAACAGATGTTCCAGATGTAAAAACTGGTTTACCAAACATATCTATATAATTTTTATCTGTAGTAATAGAAACTATTCTATTAACTGGACCTTGTGGTGCTCTTACGACTATCCCACCAACAGATGTCCCTACTGGAGATATAACTTCTGACCTATCTATCTCCTTACTATATACACCTGGGGTACTATATTTTTGTCCCATATCTCCTCCTAATTTATTTCGATTTTATTATATAACTATTTATAATATTAAAAATATCCTATCAAAACAGCAGCTAAATGTTTGCATACATATTTAATATTTTTAGGATTCGTAATAATAGTATTTTTTTTATTATTGGTAAATGATTGTCGTTTTTTATATAATTTTGGTTGTTCCCACGTAGCCAATCCTGCTTTTACCATTGGTGACCATAAACGATACGACCAATCATTACAATCACAATACATATTTTCTATATTTTTAGTTTTAGGATCATAATCAATATATCCTCTATGATTTCTTTTTTCAGTAGATAATCTTGGTGGTGTCATTTTAACATTATACTCTAATCTTTCTAATCCACTATCAAGTTCAGTTATTTTTGGTGGTTTAGCACTCATTTTTTTAACTGCTTGTTCTATTCGTTTCTTATCAGTATTAGATAATAATTTTCTTTTAGTAATCTCTACTAAATATTCTTTAAATTTCATATTCCAACCTTCTTAGCCAAATCCTTAATTCTAACTATCTTACCATTTTTAATCTTATTAGCTAATCGTTTCTTTTTCTTAGGATCAAAATCTTCACTTATCATACCCTCTAAAACATTTAAAAGCGTCTTGACTTCCATAGTATTTATAATCCTTTATTAAAGTTAATTATTGCCACTCAGTAGAACTCCATAAATTATCATCATCATATAATGTAGATATATCATCAATTTCCTTATCACAACCTTCATCACAACCTTCATCACAACCATCATCAATAATAGCACATATAGAATTATCATCAACTTCTAATTTAAATTTAGAATCTATTATTTTAACATCTGTATTTTTACCATCAAAATAAACAGTTGTAAGAAAATATACCCCCCATAATAATGATGTAACACAATCATCATGTTCATGTTTACCTGCCTTAAAAACATTTGGTGCAATTTCTGTATATAAACTAATTTCATATATTGTATTTTTATCTACAATCCCTAACCAACCATTTTCAATATATCGTTTTAATAACATATTAGCTGCTAATTTAGTCTTTTTAGTTGAACGAATTCCAATACCTTTCGCATCACAATTTAATATTTTATCGTATTCATAATCATACCATATACCTTCACCAACAATATTCCCAACATTATTATTTTCTAACATCATATATGCTTCATTATAAAATCTACTAATTCCAATACATACTTCTTGATATGCATGTGGATCTATATCATCGCATCTATATATTGCAACTTGTTGAATATCAAATTCTGATTTAATTCTTAAAACTTGTATTACTGAACTATCAAGACCTGTACCTTCAGCGCTATCTATACCAAGGATATACATTTGACCAGGAACTGGATGTTCATATATCTGAAACACACCATTATATTTAATAGCTATTGGATCACATGTTTCTAATCGTTCAAGAACTTCACCATCTATTAATGTATTAGAACTACCTAAAAATTTACAATTATGACTCACAATATCATTAGTATAATAACAACTACTTGTATTATCAACACCAACAACATCAAATAATGACTTACCTTCTTTTTTATATGAATCTACACTTATTATTTTTTCAAAACCTATCTTAGTCTGTAACACCATTCCTGGTATAAGATCCAATGCCGTCATTTCAATCTCATCTATAACAAATAAATGATTAGGACTACATTTTATATATGATTTATTTTCTAATATAATATGAAACCATATCTTAGATCCTTCTATTATCTGAACACCAGAAAAATCAACAAAACCCTCTGGTGTATCTATCAACCAATTATTATTTAATTTCATTTTTGATCCCATTTTGACCCCTCAATTTTATATAAACACATATCACCATCAAAAATCTTATATTCTAATAAAACACCTGATGAAGAAAGCAAATATCCTAATAACTCTATCTTATTACTAGCATTCACCATATGAGTACCAGATATTATATTAGGCACATAAATCCTTCTATGATGATTAGGGCATAACAATATCTTATTATATTTATCATCTGTTCCACCCAATGATATAGGTATAATATGATGTAAATCTATCTGTGACCTATCAGATGTTTTATAACCACAATTAGGAAATCTACACTTATAATTCATTATAAAAATTTCCAATTGTAGTTTCTATTATCTCATCTGTATATTTATTTTTTACTCTTATTATAGTATTTTTATCACAACATTCAAATTCAGCAGTAAATTTTACTATTCCGATATCTCTTATTACAGATTCTTTCCATTCATCATCACGACCTTCTATTTCTCTCCAATGTACTTTAACAGGATAATAATTATTTTTACCCTTTGTTGCATCACTCCATAAATGATAAAATGCATTCATCCCATTTGGTGTTGATGTAATAATAATTTTAGATGTCTTACCAGATATAATAGTTGGATATACTGAAGCCATAAATTCATCTGCAACTCCAGTTGGTACAAATGCAAATTCATCCAAATATAAATCTGATATTGCCATACCACGAATCGCAGTAGATGCAGTAGATGCAGATATTGCCTTTGTACCATTTTCTAATGATATTGTCTGTTTATTCCAACCACCATCAATTACACCTTGTTGTAACCATAAAGGAAGCATCTCATACATCATCTTAACTTTACCCATAATTTCTGTTGATGTAATCTGCTTATTAGCAAGAATAGCTATATTTTTATCAGAATTAAACAACATTCTATGAACTAAATAAATAGTTGATAATGTAGTTTTTCCCATTTGCCTAGGTAACATCGCTAAAATATTTTTCTTATTATCAGGTGTATCAATTAACACTTTTAAAAATCTTTTTTGATAATCTCTTAATGGAATTAATATTTTACCATAATCAATTGTTATTATATAACAATAATGAGATGCAAAATAAATAATATCTTCTTTACATTTAATATATTTGGCAACCATCTCAGGAGTATATTCGACTATCTCACCAGCTGCTCGTAAATTCTGATTTTTTTGATACATTATTCCTCCCGAAAATCAAGACAACCCAAAACTACTTTATCCAAATTATCATAATAATCTTGTTCTTTAACATGATAAACAGAAATACCACACTCTTCTATTTCAATATCTCTTAATTTATCTTCTTCTTTGCTAACTCATATCCCAAGCATTCCATATCACGATTCCAATTCTTAATTCCAATCATTTTAATCATATTGGTTTTGTATTGCTTATCACGATCATATATTTGACCCCAATACATTCTATATGGAGTAAATCCGGAATTGTTATCAATGGATTTCAACCATAATTCATAAAAAGGATTCATCATGCCATTATCATCATATTCATAATTTGGAGTACTTGTAACAACAATTTTATTTTTATTTGACATTATAACAGGAAATACTATATCAATATATTCTTTAGCATATTCTAACCTAGCATAAGCAAACTCATCTAAATATAAATCAGTTATTCTCATACCTCTTACCGAACTATCTCCACTAGCAACTGATAAAGCAATAACAATACTATTATTTTCCAATTTAATTAATTGTGAATTCCAAACCTCAACTCCACATTGTAACCATAATGGTAGAAACTCATACATTTGCTTTAATACATCTAATATCAAAATAGTTGAATTCATTTTAGGTGTAGCTATTACAATATGTAAATCTGAATTAAATAACATCCTATGCAAATAATAAATCATAGATATTATTATACATCCGGTTCGTCTAGGTTTAGCTACTATTATATTTTCTTCATTCTGATCGATTAATTTCAATAAATATTGTTTTTGGTAATCTATCAATATTATCTTATGTTTACCCCAATCTATAGAATTTATAAGAACATATGTCTCAGCAAAATAAATAATATCTTCTTTACATTTAATATACTCTTCTAACATTTCTGGTGTATGTTCAATAACTTCACCAGCACTTCTTAAATTAGCATTTTTCTTATACATTTTTACCATCCATTTTAACATCCCCCTTATCATCTTTCTTATCATCTTTCTTATCAACATCATCAACTACATTAAATTCTGCATTAATTTCATTTAATTCCGAATTATCTTTAGCTGAATTTATAAGATCTGCTAATTGTATAGCAGTCATTTGAATATTAGAATTTGATTGTGGAGTTTCTGTTTTAGATACCATATCCAATAAAGTTTTATTTAGTTCTCTAAGTTCTTTTAATTGGGATGTTACACTATTTGTTAGAGTAGAATACACTTCAAAAGCACGACTTGGTGCCCCGACTTTTAGTTGACAAAAAAGAATATCTAATACTTTAGTAGTATTAGATATTAAAGATTTCAGCTCAGTATTCATAAAGCCATAATCTTGTAATGTTATATCTCTAGAACTTGTACTTTCTACAATAGATATTAACTCATTCTTTTTTCTTCTATTTGTTGTAATTTAGATTCAGCTTCAAATACCTCTCTTTCATAATCAACATCTAAACTATCATCTAAATTTTTAAATATTTCTTTTTCTGGATCTATATTATCATTATTTTCCATTTTCAAATTCCTTTATAGGTTCAATTATAGCATCTACACAACTATTTATATTTTTAATAAGATTACACTTGACTTTTTATTTAACTATATATTATATTAAGTAGGAATTAATGATATTATTGATATTTAAAATAAAGGAATATTATGAATACAAGAATTAATAAAAAATCAACATTAATAGATATAGATGATTTATATACAGAAATAGAACCATGTTTTGAAAAATTTGATATATTAGTCGCCCATAAAAATCAACCAAAAAATTTTCAACATGAATTAAGTGTTATATGTTATTATGAATGCAAAGAATTTGTGGATGATATGTGTGATATTATGACTCGTAATGATCTTAGAGATTGTATTTTTAAACGTAAAATAGAAGAGGAAAACTAATGAAAGTATATCTAGATGATGAAAGAATTCCGCCTGATGGCTGGATATTAGTTAAATGGCCAGAAGAAGCAATAGCCTTATTAAAAACCAATACAATAACAGAAATTAGCCTAGATCACGATTTAGGGGATGATAGTCATGGTACTGGATATGATGTTATTCTATGGATTGAGGAAGCTGTTATTACAGAAAACTTCCAATCTCCAAAAATTTCAGTGCATTCAGCTAATCCTTCGGCTAAGAAAAAAATGTTATTAGGTGTTAAATCAATAATTAAATATGGGTCAAAGGAGAAATAATGTTCTGGAACAAGAAAAAAAATATAACAATATGTAAAAATTTTATTCATTATATAGAAATATACAAACACAGATATTATTATACTAAAATAAAGAACATCTGTGGTGTATTTAAAACATTAGACATTATTACAGGTAATATGAATCTTGATAATATAAAATGTGAAAATATTAATAAAGGAGATTGTAAATATTATAAAGAATATAGTTGTTGTAATAATACCAACATAACATCTATTCCTACAATGTATAACAGATATGTATGTGATAACTGCAATACAATTCTCGCCAACGAAACACAACAACAACATTTTATTAATAAACAATTAGAAAAGGAGAAATAATGTTAATAACAAAAGAAATATTAAAAGAATATGATATGGATGGTGATGGTATTACTTTTTTTGAAAATAATTTTGGGTTACCATTAGATACAGACACAATAATAATAAAAGGTAATTATGATAAGTATGTAAAAACAATAAACTCTATAATAAAAAATCATAATAATAAATTCAAATATGATAATAATGGTAACTTAATATGGTATAAAGATCCATATGGTAATATTAGTGAATATAAATATGATGAAAATAATAATATACTTTGGTATAACAATTCATATGATGATATTACTGAATATAAATATGATGAAAATAATAATAAGATATGGGAAAAAGATTCATATGATGATATTACTGAATATAAATATGATGAAAATAATAATAAGATATGGGAAAAAGATTCATATGGTAATATTTATGAATGTAAATATGATAAAAATAATAATAAGATTTGGCAAAAAGATTTTAATGATAATATAAAAGAATGGAAATATGATAATAACAATAATAAAATATGGTATAAAACTTTATATAATGAATATGAATGGAAATATGATAAAAATAATAATATGATATGGGAAAAAGATTCAGATGAAAAGATTTTAACATGGAAATACAAATATAATGAAAATGGTAAACTTATACAAATACAAGATAATATTGGTGCTATTATGAATGTTACATATAAGGAGAAATAATGGTACACTATACATTAATATTAAAAAGATTTTTAAGAAGGTTAAAATATGCTTTTAATTTTAAAGATATAATAACATGGAAATATGAATCATGTAAAAAATGTGGTCATTGTCTTAATATTATGTGGAATGTAAAAGATGATATATGGGAAGATGTTATGAGTGTAAATGATACTGGTGGAGGTAGTTTATGTATAGACTGTTTTATTACTAAAGCCACTAAAAATGGAATTTATTTAGAAAATGACGATTTTGATTTAATGACACCATTTATACCAAGAGATTAAAAGGAGAAAACAATGTTTTGGAATAAAAAGAAAAAAATTATAACAATATGTAAAAATTGTATTTATTGTGTAAAAGATGATACAACCACTTATTGTAATACACTATACTATTGTAGTTTATTTACAACAACAAATCCTATTACTGGTGATATAAATTATAATAAGTTATGTCACAGTATTAATAAAGGAGATTGTAAATATTATAAAGAATATAGTTGTTGTGATAATTAATGTTTGCGTGAAATACCAAAAAATAATGATATGAAACTTATTTATACACATAAATGTATTAATTACCAAAAATTATTTAAAGCATTTATTTAAAAGTATATACCATTAAATAATGCTGAAAAATATTTTCTAGAAAACAAATAAAAGCATTAATATAGATTTTCAAACCATACAAGAATAGAATGAAAGAGGGCATAAAGCCCTCTTTTTATAATATCTTATCACTAAACCAAGCTGTTGCACTGGTATCATTAGTGTATCCACTTAGATCATAAGTAGAACTTGGTGGATATGCACTTGTTTCAGTAGCACCACTTGTATGATAATTAGCAACCCATACATTATCAGCACTTATAGGATCTCCAGCACTAGTATAATTAAGTAAATCACCAGTAAAATATCTACTATTAATAACAGATACTATCTTAGCAATTTCTACTGGTTTATATAACCACCCCTCAACAATAACACTTATTTTAGATTCAATAGTTCTTCTATCAGTATCTTGCATTTCATCCATATATTCAAGTGGTACATCACCAATAGTAACAGGTAAATCTCTTTCGACATTAATATCTTGAAATTCTTTTAATCTTAAATATACTTTCTTATTATAATAAGGCAAAAAATTTTCTACTATTTGAAAAAAATCTTTTATTGAAACACTTTCTATCCCCAAAGTATATTCAAAATTATACGGTGTTGGTTGATAATCTGAACTTAATGTTTTATTAGTATCTAAATTTATTACTGTTTCTAACCAAAGCCGTTCCTCATTATTACCTCTAGCCCTATTTGCATCAAAACTAATATTATTTAATGTAAGTGCCATCCTAGGCAACATCGTATAATATTTTTGACCACTATCTTGTTCTAATTTAGAAGAATAAGCTTTTGTCATTGGACCAAATGTTATTGGAACCTTTCTCTCTTTTACTAAAACTCCATTATCATCATATCTACGGATAACAAAATCATTCCATAAATTTAATAAGGAAGTAGTAACATTTTCTATTGTTTTTGGATAGTAATATATATTCATATCATACCTTTATTTAAGTTTTCTTAAAAGTATTTATAATATGAACTTGACTTTTATTTAGTTTGGTATTATATTAAGTATAAATTAATATTAAATTTAAAGGAGCTTTTATGAGCAAAAAAGAAGAAGTATTTAATAATGCAACCACATTATTATCAGAATGTTTCATTAATGGCGAAGAAGGTATGGAAGAATTACAAGCTTGGTTTGAAAGTAAATATAATATTATCAAACAAGTTATTAAAGAATCAGAATATTATATTCTAAATTCTACCAAAATTAGCAAAAACTATAGATTCTTATTTAATGGTTACAAAGATCTAAAAATTCTACCAATATTTATATGGGATAAATCTTTTTGTTCTACTAATAAAGATGCGTTTGCTAATTTTAAACGTTTTAATATAAAAGGTATAAATGATGAACAATGGAATGTTATAAATAATATAAACCCTTGCCCTGGAATATCTAATCGTATAACCCCAGATCGTAATTTATGTGTTGAAAAATGGGGTTGCAAAAATCATGGTGGAAATTGTATGGTTATTATACGAGACCGTGAAAAAGAATTAGAAGAATGTGATGACATTGATGATATTCCTATACAAAATATTATATTAAAAATCAAAATTCTAGATTGTAATAGTAGTACAGAATTATATTAATTTTAAAATTTAAAAAGGAGATTGTTATAAATGGACAATAATAATGAAAAACTACCACTTACAGGTAAATTAATAGAATCTTTAAAAAGTGATGAAAATTTCTTTTATTGTTGGCAAGCTAATATCGCAATGGCATTTTATGATGAATATAGGCGAACTGGTAATAACCTATCACATAAAGATGTTCATAAAGTTGCTAATAATGCAGCAAAAAACTTTTTAAATCAACTTATTAACTAGTAATCATTTACATCATAAAACTTACTTAAAGGTAAAAGGTAAATCGTAACACTTATCATCAGAGGACTTTCTGTTTATGGGTTCAGAAAGTCCTCTTTTTTAATTATTATATTAATATTCTCATTTATTAACCCATAAAAAAATCATTAGGTAAACTTTCATCCCGTATATCAAGTAAAGCTTGTTTTTCTTCTTCATTAGCATCTGCCATTAATTGAGGACCATTAATAGTACCTCCACCAGGCAAAGCAAATCCATATTTAGAAAGATGTAAAAACCATTGCTTCTTAGATTTAGCCACAGCCAAATTCTTAACCAATAAATTATTATAAAGATTAGCAGCAGTTTCTTTCAAATAAACTGTTAATAACCCAACACCATCTACATCTGGTGTAGGAGTAACACGCAGCTCTTGTCGTCCAGGCAACCAATCAACATTATACATAATACCAAACGTATTTATATTCTCTTTTAATTGCTGCATTTGGATTGTATAGTCACTAAGTTCCATACCAACAGATGGTCTACTACCAAATGGTAACAAAAACCTTTGATTACCAACATATCCACCACTATTATTTCCAGGATAATTACCTTGTACTACCCAATCATTATATAACATAGTATGAGTTGGACTAAATAATGTATTTATACCATCATTTCCGCTACTAAGATCCAAATCATAAACATCATTTATATTTAAACCATCCATAGAATAATTACCAACATTTGCTGATGTAGTAAATACCAAATAATCCATATAATTTCCTTCACCATAATTATATCGCTGGAATGTTTGAATAGTATCATCTATGATATCATTTAACTGAGTATCATCAACCTCAATCTGTATTACTGGATGACCTAATTGCCTTCTTATATAATTTCTAAATTCTACTACACTGGTTATTAGTGCCATAATACCTCCTATATAATAGTATTTATAATATATAGATATTTATCTTGACTTTTTAATTAGATATATGTTATATTAAAAATGTTGATAAATTAATATTAAATTTAAATGAGGAAAAATATTAATGAGATATGAAATAGATGAAATAGATGATGCTATAAAAGTATTGAGTAAACATATAAATAAAAAATCCAGATACAATTGTTTATGGCAATGGATTAAAAACAAAAACATTGACCTTAAAACATTTATATTATTAATTGAAAAAATGAAAGAATTGGAGATGTTATAATGATTAAAAATAAAGAAAAACGAAAAGAAATTGAAGAATTCATAATAAAAATGTTTAAAAGATACCAAAATAACAAAACCAAATTTTATTGGTTTAAAAATAAATCAAGAATACTTGAATTGCTATCTGCTCAAAATATAAAAATATCACCAAAAGACTTTCACACACCAGGAGTTATTAATGATACATTACGATGTAATAATTGGATACAATCTGAATTACAATATATGAAAAAATTTTCTAACTTTGGTGTACAATTCATAGTAGAAAAAAATTATTGTTATATAACTAAATATATACCAGAATTAATAGGTAGACCTAATAGAAAAAATATAATTAATGAAGATGATATAACAAATATAAAAATAATATTCAATACTATAGGTGTTGATAATATATTAAAACTAATTTAATACTAATACGTTATTAAAAAATAAGAAGACCAGAGAATTCTCTGGTCTTCTATTTAAATCTTTACTTTAACTAATATCTTTAAGCACTTGCAATTACTGAACTTACATTAGCAAAACCTATAAGACGGTAGTATCTTCCTGAACCAAACAATGAATCGGTAATAGCATACCGATTCATAACACCAATACGCGGACTAAAATCTTCCTGAGAAATAGCACGATTCATGACGTTTTGCATATATGGACTATAAATAATTCCAGAATCACTAACTCCTGGACCTTTATATCCAACTAATGCATAATCAGATGACGCGTAATTATCACGATAAATTTTAATGTTACCATTAAGAGTACCAATAGAAGACGCTGTAGTCTGACCATTAACATTAGACGTTGAACCAACAAAAGCAGGTTGAGCGGCCATTAAACATGTTGCAATAGCAGAACTAACAACAGCAAAATTACCAGCATTCTTACGAGTTGCCCTTGCGATTTCCTGAGACTGGTGTATAATTGCAGTAACAACTGTTGCAATTTTTTCCTGCGACCAACGACCATCAAATGTATTAACATCCAATACCGTGATAACAGAACCACCATTTGCTGTATTAATAGCAGTAGCTTTCATTCTAGCAAGCAACTCCCTATCAAGTTCAGCTACAATTTCCTGTTGAAGAACCATAACCATTTCACGCTCTACATTAAGATTATGCATTGCAGCAAGATCCTGTGCAGTTTCTAAACTGTAAGTAGCAGCAAGTTTTCTGGTTTTAGCTTCAATAGTCTGCCTATCCATCTTAATATCAATCTGAGGATATGCACCAGCTGTACTAATTTCCCAAGCTTCAGCAATATTAGCACTAACACCTGTTGCACTAGTATCACCACTTGGAGTAAGAATAGCAGAGGTTCCACTTGTAGAACCAGCATAACCAGCATACTTTGTTACTTCATCCCATGCAACTTCATTAGTAGTATCTTTGTAATATGTACGTAATGCATATGCAAGACCTACTGGAGTACTCATAGACTGGACACCAACAACTTGATTAGCAAACAATGCAGGAAAAGTTCTACGTACTAATGCTAAACTAATTGGCTGAAATTGATAAGCATCAGTATCACTAACACCATCAGTTTTTCCACCCATATTAGATAGAGTGTTATTTGCCTGACTTGTTTCAGCAATAACATTTCCGTGAATATCTTTACTATCTTGATTTTCCAAGATATTAGCCATATTTTGTTTAATTACTTCATCTTCAATATTAGCAACACCCAAACTACCTAATTCAGGGTTACTCCATTTTTTCATTATCTCTTCAAAATTTCTTTTATAATACATTTACTTCCTCCTTGTGTATTCATCTATACTTTCTAACTCATATTAAAAGCCTCTCTAAAACTCTTAATACAAGTATTTATAAAACATAACCTAACTTAATCTATTAAACTATTAATCTTCTTTAATTTTGCTTCATTATAACTTTCTTCTAATTTAGGTTTCTTATTATCAATACCATCATCTTCAGCAATAACTTCGGCTTTATCCGTTTTAACTTTACTCTCTTCACTAATAATTGTTTTCACGAAGTCATCAATTTTAGACTCTACATCATCAAAACTTTTATTTTCAAAAAGAGATGTTAATCTAACAATTTGTTCTTCTGTTAAACCATCAGATTTTTCAGTAATAAGTTTTTCTATTGCAAAAGTTTCTAATTTAGAACTAATATCAAGATTTTCAGCAATAGTTTCACTTAATTTAGTATTAGCATCTTCAAGAGCTGCTGTTTTTTCTGCAACAAGTTTAGAACCTTCACAATCAAGTTCAACATGATTATCTTCAAAAACTTTCTTAATCTGATTTACCATTGGTGCAAGTGTTTCATTAATAGCAACCTTTTCGAGCAATTTATCACTAATATTTTCAGCGATCCTTTTATCCAAATAAGTATCTAATTTTATTACCATAGCATCTTCAAAAACTTTCTGTGCTTCTACAGCTGCTCCAGCAAGATCTTTAGTTTTATTTTTTACTTCTTCTGCAATAAATTTTTCTGCTTTATCATCTAATTCAGCAGTTTTTTCTGTAATAGCAATTTCAGAAATAACTGCTGCTTTCTTCTGTGCTTCCTCTGTAACCATATCTGTTACAGCTGCATCAAATTCTTTAAGATCTTCTTTAGTAAGAGTATCCTTAAGTTTATCCATAATTGTCATATATACCTCCAAAATTGTTTTGTTATTCTGTTAAAAAAATATCTACAATAGTATTTATAATACTTAGCAATACTTAATAATACTTATTGTTTTGTAAGTCCTAATTTAGTTAATCCAACTGTTATAACATCATCATATGCTTGTGCTGCATTCTCACATACTTTAATAACATTATCATATAATTCACTCTTTTCAATATTGGTAAGACTACCATTCCATTTAGGTATACCATTTCCTGAATAAGGATCTATAAATACTTTAGTTATATATAATTCATCCTTACCTTCTTCTCTTTCATATGCATCAATATAAATATGTGATATACCACCACCAGTTGTTTCAAATTTTATATTAGAACCAACTCTTACAGCTTCATTTACATTTTCACCTAATAATCTTTTAACCGTATTTAATTTTAATTCTTCCATTATTTACTCCTTATTTCTTCTAAAAATTCAAGCATTGCAGCCAAAATTATTTTAGAGCCTTTTTTATTTAATTTTTTATCCATATTTTCAATAGCTATTTCGACTAACTGATTACCTTCCATGATATATTCTCTATTTTCTAAAATACCATCTACAAATGCACCAGGCGCACTAGGATCAGTTACAACATCTTCTGTTATAAACATATAATCATTATTAACATTTTGGCCATTCATACTACCAACACCTCTACTACTAACACCAAATTTATAACCATCATTCATAACAGATTTAACTATTCTTCCATTTGGCGTATCTAACACTGTGGCTCTACCATATGCTATATTACCATCCATTTTTAATTCATCAATAGCAATAGCAATATTTTGACCATTAACTAGTGGTGTCGTAGCATGATCTAATTCACCAAATGGATTTCCATTTTTAATCTTTTCATTAGTAAATTTTGTTATTTCACGTTCAATAAGTGCATTTTTATATATCCTACCATTTTTATTTTTTACTTCAGCAACTAAAAATGGACCTTTAATGCTCATTTTTTTCTTTCCATTATCAGTACTCTCATTAATAATTTCAAGATCATTATAATCAGTATATTCTCGGATTAGCTTCATAATTATTCTCCTGTATTTTCATCCCCTTTATCAACATTAACATCAACTGTTTCAGGTTCTACCTCTATTTCTAATTCTGGTGTAATACCATTCATAGCATTTATAAAATTAGTTTTCTTTGTCTGTACAATAGTATCTATTTTAGCATCTACAGCGGCCATAATATCAGTTTCTAATTCGGCATATTTTTCATCTTCTACACGATAAATAATAAAATCATCCCTATTTAATTCATCTTCTATATCTGTTTCTGTTTCTGTACCATCAACAGTACTAGTATCAACATCTTCTGTTGGAATATTAACCACATCATCTTTAACATTAATTACATCAACTACATTTTCTTTATCAATAGTCATATCAATCTCCTTTCAACACATTTATAAAATTATTTCTTTTTATCATTTTTAAGTTTTATTTTTATTTTAGGTTTCCCATTCTTTTTATCAGGAATAACTTTTTCCTTCTTTTTATCATCATTTTTATCAGGAATATCCTTTTTAACTTTTTCCTTTTTTACTTGTGATTTTTCTGCTGTTAAGCTATCTTGATCTGAAGGTTCTTCTCCTTCTCCTTCTTCTTCTTCATCATTCATTTTAGCTTCAAAATCTGCTACCTCTTGTGCTTCAATTTCATTTTCTTTTTGTTCTTTTTCTAACCAAATTTGATTCAACTCATATTCATCATCACTCATACCATATAATTTTTTCATAACATATTCTTTTGATAATATAGAACTTTGTTGACCTCTATTATCCAATGTTGCTATATAACCAGCAGCAGTAGCAAGAACCCCTAATTTTGACTCATTTAATTCTAATTCTTTATATATTGTAAATAAATTAGATTTTGTAAATACTATATCATATATACTAGGATCCAAATATTTTTCATCAATACCTCGTAATTTAAGTTCCAACATAAAAGGATCTTTAATAATATTTTTAAACTTTCGTTGTAATGATTCTATAAAACGAGCAAACTTAACTTCTTCTCTTTCAACTTCACCCATTTTACCAGCAGTATATTGACTACCACCTTCTTCATATCGGCTTTTGGGCATTTTCAATGCTATATATAGTTTTCTCAAAAATAATTTAAGATCATCGAGTTCACCTAACTGCATACCTCCACCCATATTATCAACTGTTGTTCCACGACCTTCAACATCTTTTGTGAACCAATAATCTTCTGCCATAGATTGTATATTTTGTTTAGAATCAATATTACCAGTAGCAGAATCATATGTATTCTTTCGTTTGAATCTATTGATCAAACCTTTTAAATATTCTTCTGCTTTACCTTTTGATAATCTACCAGTATATACATTCCATACACGACGTTCAGGCGCTCTTACAAGCCTGTATACAATAATACTATCCTCTAGTGCCTTTAATTGATTATAGACTCTAATAGCATATTCTAAATAGCCTTTAACTTCACATTTATTTCTACCATATTCTTCATAACTACTATATACAATTTGATTTTTTTCAAATGTCTGAATTTGTTTAAGATTCTGTAAATTATAATTAACATCACCTTTATATTGCACATATCCAATAATTCTATTTGTTTTAAATACAGGAACCATGGTTCTAGAAGAAAGTGGTTGCATACCAATAATATGTGTACCTTCTTTATTTAAAACAATTTCATTATAACTTTCTGCTTCCATCAACCATTTTAAAAAACGAGTATCTGCCGTATCATTAAAACTTAAAACTTTACTATAAATGTATTTGTATGTTTCTTTAATACGTAATTCTGCTGCTTTTGGAATATTGTGACCATCATCTATTTCTAATTTAGCAATAACACCTTTATCATCTGATACTATTGCATCATTTTTAATAATATCGAGAGCTTCATTTATTTCTGGAAATAATGACATATCTCTATATTTTGATAATCTAGCAGTTTTAGAAGATAAAGCTGGTTGGAAATCAACATAGTTTATATTTTTATTAGCACTATTATTTGATCGACCATCATCATAATCTAATGACTGACTATTTTCTATAACTTCAGCTTCTCTTTTATCTTCATCATTATTTTGATGTTTACGAAAATATTTAGAAAATGCATTTTCAATAGATGTTTTTAAAAAATTAGCCATTCATTACTCCTAAATTATAGACCTATAATTAATATATCTTGTTCTTATTTCATTTATATTTACACCGAAATAAGTTTTTGATATAAACTTCAGTGTATCACCAATATGTTGTCTTTCAATTACTTTTAAATTAGAAACCTTATTATATCTATACCTACGTATACCTATTTTAGATTTCATCATCATCTTATATACAAATGGCCATTTTATTAAAGGCATTTGAAATGCTCCAGGTTTATCAAAATATGGTGAACTAATTCTTTTAATACGATTCAACCAAATTTGTCTAGCCATTGGAGGTAAATGATGAAAATTAAGACCTAAAAAACCATTCTCTACTAATGAAAAAACATAACACAAAGGTCGATAATCATAATATCGTAATTCTTTATATGCGACATCCTTAACATCAAAATTATAAACATAACTATAAAATCTACCAAGTTTAATCGAATTAGTCTGTTTAGCAGTTTTAGCAAGATATTTTTTATATGATGCTATATTTCTTAACATTCCACTTGTTATTATTGTTGTCGTTGCCAATATTAATACCCTTTAATAATATCATCCAATCTATCTAATACAGTTTCATTTTGTTTCTTCTTCTTTCTTTTTAACACTTTACTAACCTTCTTGAAGTATTTATAACTATTAGGATTACTCACTTTATTTGTAGTACTTCCAATAGTAGATAATGTATTAGTAGCCTCACCTTCATCCATACCTAACATCTTCTTTAATGTACCTGTTACTAATGACCAATATTTATCAGAATCATTATCAACTTTAGGATATTCTTTCTTTACAATAACTTTAGCAGAATCCCATTTCTTTTCCACAGACTTGACAGATTTACCTGTTTTATCAGCAAAACTTTTAATAATATTAGATGGCATTTATATTATCCTCTCTTAAATCTTCATTTAACATTCCAACTAAAAAATCATCAAATCCCATATCATATTTTTCAGCTAATTTACTAACATCTTTTCTAATTTTTATTATTTCAGCTCTATTTTCTACACTACCTCTAGCAATAATTTTATTATAAAAATCATTTCCTAAAGTCTGTACATACATAAAACGTCGTAATTGTGTTAATTTAGAACCTAATAATCTTCTAAGCTTAAATATAAAACGATCAAATGTTGTTAATGCCTGCTTTTCATCTGGTGTTACAGGACTTTTAATAACTTTTCCTGTAACATCAACTAATTTATTCTTAAAAGCCGAAGTTTTAACAATAGGTGTCATTAACTTTTTAATTACAATAAAAGTTAAAATATCATCTATATTCTGTCTATCTCTTTTAGTTGCCATTATATTCCCTTTATAAATGCGAACCGTTTGACCACATAGTATAATAAGCTGCCACATCTATACCATAAACATTAGAAGTCCCAGGTCTAGATGTACATTCTAATGTAACCCATATAATATCAGGATTTATTTTCCCCTGTCTTCTACTTCTCATCTCACTAATATCCAAATCAACTTCAAACCATTTTTGCTGTGTATCTATCATTTGTTCTGTTATTATAACTTCCTTCTGAGCTAAAGCAGTTGCTGGTGCTGCTGTTGAAT